TTCTGTCAAGTTCTCTGCCTTCACCCACTGGTGTAGCTTCAATCTCTTTTTCTCTACTTGCTTCTTTTTGATCTAATTGTGCTTTTTTCAGTTGCAAATCAATCATCTTTAACTTCTTATTTAGTTTAGCAGTTTTTGCTGTGATTGCGTGTCCCAACATAGTTCCTGCAACATTGAATATCTCACTAGCATATCTGCTGTCAACTTGCATACCTAAGTCCATCAAGTCTTTATAGCTAGATTGTGCCATTTCAGCTAGCCCATCCATCTCATCATCAGCAGCTTCTAATCCACGTACTTGTGGTAATGCTTGTTCTATTTTTGATAGACTATCTAATGCTTCAGTGGTGATTTCCTGTGCATTATCTGGGGTTGGTTTCGCCAAGTCATTTATATCGTCTTGGTCGAGTTCAAAGAGTTCTTCAAGTTTTTTGGTCATAAAAGTATTTAGTTACTTTCGTGACCCGTTTCTAAAAAGGTCATCTTCGGTAATAACTCTAAAAGCAAATCCCTGTACTTTGCAATATGCCATTGCAGATTGCCATTTAGCATGATTGACTGCTACCACCGCACGGTCTCTCGCACTTGCCACTCTGCTTTCAATTAGACTTTGTTTCTTTGGTTTAATCTCTACGACTTCTGCCAATTGTTTACCATACTTGTTTTGATAAACTACAAAGAAGTCAGGTATATAGTTGTGTATCTTACCATCTAATGGGCTACGATATGGAATAGCCATTGATTCACTAGCCCAGTGTGTGACATTTTTATTAGTATCACAGAAGGTCATGAATGTTAGTTCCCATCCTGATCTATATTTAGGTTTATGCTTACCTACATACTTTTGTGGATTTTTGACAGTGTATATACCTTGTGCCCAGTTTGCCATAATTATTGCACAATGTTTCGTGCTACCGGTTGATTTGGTCTTGGCAAAACACTAGTACCATATAATGTTGTCTTGTTTTTGAAGCTATTAAGATAGTATGCAAGTATTTGATTAATTTCCATTTTTTGCTTACCCTTAAGTTGATTTAATAAATCAAGGACCGGTACTTGAGTTTGTTGTGCGATCCTGAATAAAATAGCAGTAAAATTGTCAGCTATATCGACAGATTCACAGATAGAAGCAAAATATGAATGTACAACGTCATACTCATTGGGGTTGACAATGAGGTTAAAAGAATAAAACGAATCAAAAATTCTGATTGTTTTATCTATAGAGTTAGATTTACGATTGTCTATTACAGTTGCCATACTATATTTATCAATTAACATTCTCACTACTATTTCTACCTCTACCGTATTGTTGTTGAGCATAACTAGGAACTTGATATCCAGCAGGGTTTGCTCCTAATTGTGCCGGTCTTAATTGTGATAATATAGCTTGACCTGCTTTACCTAATTCTGCACTAATTTGATTTCCACCAGGGAATGCGAATGGATTATTTCTATTTGGCGTTTGATCGACACTTGCTCCGATGCCTGCAACTACCTGCGAAGGTGCTACGTTTAAGGTTTTAGTATTTTTTAAGAAATCATTCGCAACTATACTAGGGTTATTTTTACCAGTACCAAAATTTCCTATCATAGCACCTGTTCGACTAGTAACTGCCCCGCCGTTTCCTGGGACTTTTCCTTGCGGCCCACTAACAGGTGAATTTGCACCATTTGGAGTTATAGGACTCAACCTTCTATCATAATGTTGATTTTCTCCAAAGCCAGTGACAATATTGCTTGGTTCTTGTCCATCCATCGACCCTTCATTATATGCTACAGTTTCGTAATCAATTGACATTTGATTTTCCATTATACCCGTTCCTTGAGCATAGTCATATGTGTCATGCGTAAATCTTGTTATGATGGGGTTTATCAATGTGTAAGCAGAAAAAAGATGTTGATTAAATCCAAATATAGTTATATTCTTAAAGAATGGTATTTTAACACCATTCTGATTATTGTTTTCACCTATGTAGCCCCAATTAGTATTACCTGTTATAGAAGGTTGATATTGAGTTCTTTCGTTATATCTGGCTTCTGTTGGAGCTACAACTGTACCGCCGCCGCCTGGAACAGCAGCACCCGCTGAACCTCTACTACCGGCAAATATTACTTCAGGAGTTGTACCATCAAAATAGTAATAATTGTAATATGCTTTCCACAACGCTCTAACACTACCGCCTAAATTAGGTGTTCCCAATCCAGAACCATTGTCATCGTGAAATGAAATATCTATTGGATCGTATTTTATTTTTGTTTGTATAATTCTTTTGCGATTATACTGATTCATTGTAGCAGTGTCAATATTAAAGCTAGGAAGTTTAATTGTTTTAACTAACAGGCCATAATTATTATTAATGCCATCTGGAAATGCTTCTGGATTTATACTAAAGTATACGTGAAATAAGTATTTGAATTTAGGAGTAAAGCCATAGTTATTAGTTCTAAATGTTTTACTTGCATGAGTAAAATCACGCAAAGAAACAGGCCCTCTAGGGCCTGTTACTTGTGCATTTGGCCTAGATAAGTTGTTAGGAAAATCTCCGACAGAATATTCTCTAGCCATGTTATTTGAGTATTAACCGCCTTCAACACCTGTACCACCAGCAGTAACTAATGCAGAACCAACTCCAGCTGCTCTAGTAGGTGCTATTAATGCAGTACCGTTCATGCCAAATTGAATTGCATTGTCATAACGTAATGTTAGTGCAATAGTTACCGCTTCGTTTGTAGCATAGTTCAATGTATTATAGTTAGCAGTTTGAATAAAGCAACCATATAATTCCCAAGTTTCTAACTCTACGGGTACCGCCCCACCATTGCCACCGTCTAGAATATCAATTCTGGTTGTGAACTTGTAATCTCCGCCGGATGCCGCGCTCGCCTGTTCAGCAAAATCCATTTGTCTTTGTAGTTGAGTTCCAACTGCTCTTTGGATATTACCTGATGCATCATCACGAATGTTGATAGCTAGTGTTTGCCATGTTGCTTTACCTGCTAGATATAAAGTAGAGTTATATACTGGCAATGTTATTTCTTGAAATTGAACTTGCGGCCTAGCGCAGTCTATAACTTGTCGTGACATACCTAGTGAATCTTGGTTACCAAAATTTAAAAAGTTTACTCTAAATCTAAATTGCAATTTAGGCATTAATAATCCAACGTTGTCCGAATTGTTTACGGACATGTTGCGTAGTGAATCTGATCCAACTGTTGCCATTTTATGTTTCTCCTGTTAATCTTATTTATCTTAAATCTAAAGATAACCCGCAAGGGTTATCTTTTTTCTATTACAATGCTGCTATCTCACCTGTATTCAATACTCTAACTGGAATATAAATGAATTCAGCTGCCTTGACTGGTTCGATTGCTACATCTACCCATAATTCATTTCTATCTATTCTTGCAGGAGTATTGTTTGAATTGTCACAAATTACAAGATAATCATATAAACCTCGTTTTGCAACTAAATCCATCATCAATGATTGTATTACACCTTGAATTTGCTGTCTTGTTATAGTATCATTTGGTTCAAATACAAACGGTCTTGCTGCGAGTGTTAATTGTCTACGGATATAAGCAATCAATCTTGCAACATTGGTTCTATCTAATGCACTTTGACTATCAAAACTTGTCTTGTTACCGTAATTTAGTAATCCAACACCAGTAAAGAATACTAATGGATTGATAAAATTAATGTATAATACATCACGAATTCCTAAACGTGTCTTGATAGTTATAAACTCACCAGTAGTGCTATCTAAATAACCAATATTTGTGGCATTATCAATAGTACCTCTACGTGTGCCTGCTGCTGCTAACCAAGGATAAGCAACTGTGTCATTACGTAAGAAAGTACGCAACATCATGTGACTTGCTGGAACAGCAACAATATTACCTGACAAGTCTGAAGTCAATCCGCTTGGATAGAATAGACCTAAGTAAGTGTTACGTGTTACACACCCTTCTTCACCTGTGCTCGTAGCACCTGCTGCATTAGTTGCCCATGCTTGAATTGCAGTTGCATTAGCTGGTAATCTCATTGGTGTATCACCTAAGATGTATCCGGTTTCGCCACGATCTGCGTTCAATACAACCATGTTAGGTTGTAATTCTGGATAATTAGGGGTAGCCATCAAGTTAAAGAAATTATCTTCATCACGCAAATCAGTATTGTTATCAATTGCTTGACGCAATGCTTTTACAACCATTTGACGTTGTGCTTTACGGCCCATATATGGACTACCATTACTTTGCAATCCGCTTACACTTAACCATGTTGCTGTCTCTGTCGGAAGAGGACCGTCTGGATATTTTGTACCATTAAAATAGTTTAATTGATACTCTTTAACATTATATCCTGAACGGCGTGTGTTGAATAACAACATACCTGTTGGATATAGTGCAGGGTCGGGTGCATCTAAATCTAAGTAATCACTAGTTAATAAACTTACGATTGTTGGAATAGGATCGTCAACTATATTAGTGACTCCGTTTGTCGCCCAACGTGCATCAGCAAACAATACACCAGTTGAACTAGTTTGATTGCTGTTATCAATCAATACCCACATATCAGTCATGCTGACTGAATCATACTGCCAACGACTGATAACTGGATAATTTTCTAAATCACTTGTGTCGATCCATAAATCACCATATGACAATGCTGTTGTACCATCACTCTGTGTTGTTGGCTCAGTTGCACTAACTATAGGACCATTTGGGTCTGTAGAATTGCTACCAGTGTGTGAAGGGAAACCATTAGTATCGTAGTTTATATTTCTATAACCATTCCATTGACCATTAGCTTGAACCATGATATCAACTTGGTCAACAACACTATAGTACCATGGTGTTCCATTTGCTGGATTAGCAACTGGTGCTATCTCATTCATGGTATATGTTAAATTGCCCCAATTGCTTATTTGTGTACTAAAGATATTACTTGCATTCCCAGAAACAAAAGTAACAGCAGTAACATTACCACTTCCACCCACAGATGCAACTTTAAGTACTAAGTTATTTGTAGGACTTGATCCACCTAGTAATGCGCCGCTAACAGTCAATGTATTGCCAACAGCATATCCAGTGCCACCGGCTGTGACACCAGTATCAGTAATTTGATAAGTGTCAAATACATTTCTACTAACTTTTACTGTACAATTTGAACCGGCACCTCCTGTAGTAGCTATACCAGTAAATGATGTTGCTACAGCAGGACCTATTTTAGTATATAGAGTACTAGTGTATGTAAATCCTGCTTGACTTAATATTCCAGCGCTTCTTCCTTTATTAGCACCTGCTGTTTGAATAATGTCATTTAGTATAATTTGACCACCTTGGGTGTGAGTTAATACTACTGCTCCGTCACTATTAACTTCAGCCATAGTATACTCTATGTTTTGTGCAGACCAAGCTGTTACAAATTGTGTAGGAGTGCAATTGTCTGGAATAGTAACTGTATAAACACTAGATAGTGTACTAGTGTTTGGTACACTTGTCTGAACATATAAACTAGCAGTTGACAAACTATAATTTAAATTTATAGCAAAATCAGTTTCAGTTCCTGTACAAATAGTAGAACCTGCAGCTAATTTTTTAAAGATAAATGTAGGAGATGTTTCATTAACAACAACTCCATCTAAATTTACATATGCATCATATTGTCCATAGATAGTTCCTGCAGATATAGCCTGCCCACCAGTCGCATCTAAACTAGAATCAATAGACCAATCATTTAATGCTAGGTTAACTGTTTGCGCTGTCCAAGCAGCAGTTACTGCATTGTATTTTGATATTACAGGATTTAATCCCATACCGTTTGCACCAACTTTAATCCAAACTGAACCAGTTGGATGTGGATATTGTTGACTGCTTGTCCACAATGGCATTTCTGCTGAAGTACCATATACGACTTGAGGTTGATATTGATCTCCCAAAGACAATCCTAAATCATCTAATACAGTTCCTGTGCTAGAATCAATTCCAATGTATGGGTTGTCTACTGTAGATTGTGATGAATATATATTCAATTTACCTGAAACAACTGCCGCACTAATGTAAGAATATCCTAAATTATTGATTGCAGTTGCTACCCCAGCAACAGTATTGCTAGGACCTGCTGGAACAGTAATAGTAGCAGTAAATAAACCATTCATACTTAATACAAACGTATCAGCAGCAGTTAATGTTGGATTAGAATTTGTACCTTGAATAGTTGGCCAACTTTGTGCCCATACTCTACTACCCAATACAGTCCAAGTATTACTTGTTGTTTTATAAAAATATTGATTATAGTTTCCTAAACTAATTGCATTAGGTATAACACAATAATCACCGATATTTCCAATACTTGCTATTGGAAAACCACCTGAAATGTAAGCTGAATCATTTAAAACTATAGGAGTTTTTGCACTAAAAGTACCAGTAGTAGCATTGAATTGATAAATGCCCCAAGTACTAGTAGTTATATTTTGCCAGTATTGATTAGCAGTTGGCGCACCAGATGGACGAGCAACTGTGCCTACAAATGCAGCTAAGTCGATATCTGCTCTTAAGCAGTATACACGATTAGTAACACCAAGTGCTGAATAAGCAGCTAGTAAGCCATATTCATTTAATTCGTAACCTTGAATAGGTGTTCCATTTGTTGTTGTATAGAAGAAAGGAACACCATAGAAATCTGCCAAATCTTTTTGACTTGTGATTTGATACAATTTTCCTGCGTTAGCAGCAGTGGTGCCAGCAGCAACACCAGTTCCAGACGGATTTGATTTATTTTGTGCTGTTGCGAAAACTACTAGCGGTACTGAATTTGTTGCGGCTGGTAAGTATTGACTTTGGTCAATGATTGTTACTTGTACGCCTGGAGATGTTAATGCCATTTTATTTTTCCTTTAGTAAAATTATGAGGTTTACAACCTGATTGCATACTATTAT